AATGGCATGAAGATTACGGCGATGTACTCTGGTGGACGTTCCCGATCCAGGAGCCGCCGTACTGCGGAAGCCCATTAGATATTGACTGGCCGGACTATCACACTCACTGGACACCGCTCGTGCTTCCAGCAGCCCCAGCACCCAAGGAGGGAACAGAGAATAAATGTCCCGGATGCGGATCACACATGGTCCCACAATGGGGTGGAGATGAAGGTCCCGATTCTCATTGGGAAGAGTGTCAGAACCCAGATTGCGATTATGAGGAAGGAGATAACCAATGACACTTGAAACGGTGATTGTGCCAGCGCTATTGTTCGTAGGCTGTTTTGGATTCTTCTGTGGGTACATGCAGGCGAAAATTAATTTAGACAGAAAGAAGGGCAACCAATGACACTCACAAGGAAAGAGATACTGGCGATAAATCCGGGGCATGAACTGGACGCACTGATTGCTCATTATGTTTTTGGGTGGAACATACTTACAGACGGACGAATGGAATCGCAAGACAAATTTGTAATTCGGTCTGTGCCTGAATATTCCACAGACATATCCGCAGCATGGGAATTACGAAAGGCTATGAAGGAATCGGGCTTCGATTTGGCCTTGGAATCACTTAATGATTCTCTTAATGCCGGAGGAGATTTATACCATGCAAGATTTTTCAAACGGTTGGATGGCGATTACGGAGAGCATGACAGCGAAGTGTCGTTTGAACATGCAATGGGTGTAGCTGCATTACTGGCGGTACTTAACTTATAAGGGGGCAGAGACACATGACTAAACACGATATTGTTTACGTTTTGACTAACACGCTGCACGGAAAGGTGGAAATGGCAACCAGCAACGACTCAGAGGCATGGGCATTTTACCGGGATATGAAAGGAATTCGGCTTCAGGTGTTCATGAATATGAATCTGATCGCAAACGTTGAGCCAATAGTATCAGCACTGGATTAATTTAGGGGGCAGAGACCCCAAAGGGAGAGGATACAAGATGGCAAAAGTACTTTTATCTGAAATTTCAGATGACACCATGTTGAGCTATGAAGATTCTCACGAAACGGTGACTGCGTTGGAACTTCGGCAGATGATAGCGGCCGGAGAAATAAAACCATTGGATCACACTTGGATAGTGGCAGAACCTAAAGTTTGGAAACCCGATGCTGAATACATGATTATCCAGTATATCGAAAATGAATATCAAGATATGTACGAAGACTGGGATGAACGGGCGAATGACTGTATTAAGCCGGAACACATCGCAAAGATTCAGGCTGTGCTGGATGAAGCATTTAGTGATGGCCATGCCACACAGTACTGGATGCTCGATGGGCCAGATGTAATCATTGATTAGGTATAAGGGGGAGAAGAGGAATGGATAAAGTAACAGTAATGGTGATGCGCAATAAGACGAATGCAGAACGGTATCTTGCGGCAAACGCTGATGTTGGGGATTGGGATGATGAAAACCTGGATGTTACTTTGGCTGATATCCAGAATGCATACATGATTGTGCGCAAAGACAAACTCGCTCCAACAACCGCGGATTTCGAAGAGCATAAGAAATGGCATTCCGAACTGAAACGAGTACTTACTGAAAAGTGGGGGCCAGATCCGTTTATGTCGCTGGATTTTGAAGCAGTAAGCGAACATTACGAGCCGGTTAATGTTGAAATCACGCAAGAGCAACTTCAGTACGCACAAGAACTGATGGAATAGATTGAGGGGGAGAAGAGGTATGTTCATGAAAAAGGATCGGCAACTGTTAGAACTGGTTGAAAGCCAGACTAGAAGTATTGCTGCACTCACTATGGCATTGACTTCATGCCTTGCTGATGCAGGCCACATTGACGGAGATAAGGCAGCGGAGATATCGAAAGAACTCATGAAAATATATAACGTACGGAAGTAGAGGGGGAGAAGAGGTATGAGTCGAAAAGTTATTGTTCATACGTTCTATGCTGGCGGCAAATCTGTCTGTATATCTGAGTGGTATGAACCCCTTGATGAGTATCATTTGCGACAGAAAGCTGCTGAATTTAAGGAAAGAGGATACGGAGAAATAGACACGGTTACCGATACCACGGGTAGGCTTGTGAAACTTTCATAATTGAGGGGGAAAAGAGGATATGAGCGATAAAGTAAAACTGACGAAGGAACAAGCGGAAGTATTGGAAACCTTAAAGAAAACATGGAGTGACACCGAAATTGTGGCTGAACATGCGAACGAAGATGAATATTGGTCAGGAAGCAGCCTACCTTTAAACGAAATTGACCTTGATACCCTTATCAAATCTTTGTACATCGGATATGAAATTATACAAACCCCAGAAAAACAGATGCTGGATTCGTTTGAAACCTATATGGGGTATGACGGTGACTACGGCGGATCAGTTGAGGAAATAAACGCATTTCAGGCAGGCATGATCACTGTACTGGACATTATCAAAATGAAAGTCGCAGGGATAAATGCGCCGAAATAATTCATAGGCCGGAGGCCATCTATCGACAGAATAATCCCAGCGCAGCGGGGGCCGGAACAGGTCTGGCTCCCCATAAAGAAAGGAACAACAAACCTATGATCAACTGGATCAAGTTTAACGTAAATCAAATCAATGATTATCCCGTACTAGTCACATGGTCCGGCAATGCCAAACTGATCCACAATCGGAAGTGGTTTGTAGATAACTATCACCTACCGATTACCCATTATGGATATATCAACCTACCAGGGGAGGAAGACAAGTGAAGAAAGCAGATATCCAAGTAGGCGTAACCTACCATAACGGGAAAACGGGCATCCGATCGTACTCAGCACGGAAGGTCGTTGAATTAGGTGTCGCATACCGAGATTGGATGTACGGGGTTATGCATGACGGCGTTAAATATGAGCAAATCGCTGGTCCATATAAAGGCCAAATATGCACAATTAATTCTAAGGCGTTCAGTCAATGGGCCAAAGGACCGGTAGGGGAGGAAACAGACAATGTCTGAACTGATAGACGCTAATAAGATCAAACAGCACGTGTTGGAGAATTGGGAAATGGAACGGAATGCGGGAACGGATCATGCGGGCATTCGTGCTGAAGTTTGGTCAGAATTAAATAATGCATTGCAGACAGATATATTTGACCACACACCACCAGTACATCCAGACATCAAGCCAGGGGATAGAGTAAATGTTGTAAAGTCGGTGCAGTGGGATTTTCTCCAGGATGTCAGAGTTAACAGTATAGTGGATAACCACTTTGGAAGATTTGCAAATCTTGAATACGAAGGAAAGGAATATACCATCAAAATTGAAAGACTGGAGGTAATAACCGATGATCAGCCAACAAAAGAAGCATAAGCGCGTCACCTCTTTGCCAGTAGTATCATCCTTTCCACCACCCAACCGCGAGACAGTCCACAGCGAGGTCACCACATACGTCCTTACCGCGGAACAACTAGCAGATGTGATAGAAAAGTACGGGCCACCCACCCGCCCATACGGAAGCTATAGCAGCATAGCGACACCGCCAACACGCCAGCAGGGAGGTGCCAAGCGTGGTGCAGTTCGAGATAAAAGTAAAACCGATGGGAAGCGTAAGAATGACGCAAAAGGGAAAGTGGAAGGACCCGGCAGCACAAAGGTATCTGGACTATAAGCGATTACTAGGGTACGAAGCGAGGAAATACATCAAGACACCGTTACAGCGCCCTATCATCGTCACTGCGGACTTTTATTATCAGATCCCGGCATCATATAGTAAAGCCAAACGGACGCTCATACAGGAAGGCAGGCTACGTCCAGTGGTCAAGCCGGACATCGACAACGCTGCGAAAGGAATTATGGACTCGCTAAACAAGATAGCTTACCTGGATGACAACCAAGTGGTCGGACTTATCACGAATAAGTACTATGCAGACGAACCTAAGATTGTTATCAAAATCGAGGAGTGGATCGCATGAGAGCAGCATGGATTAACCTTGGAAACACATACTCGCTGGTGGACGACTGTGGAGACCATAGAGGCACGATCATCACCTTGGACAAGCAAACACACCAGCGGAGCTTACGGGCGCTGTATGAGCCTCCTGTGGTCGTATACACGGAAGGAAGCAAGATCCTGCGCAAAGGTGAGATTGATCGCAAAACGGCATGATTAAATCTATGAAAACGTGAGAAAACGGAAGATATTTGTACAATAGTCGCGGGAAATAGTGTATAATATAGGTAATAATTAATAATATGACCGAAAAGAGGGGTATTCGTGGAAATATCGGAATTGCAGACACTGATTGACCAGAAACAGTATGAGTTGAACACGGAGAATCAACGCGGCGGACTGAAGGACAGCGGCAAGGTAGCTACTCTTGAATTGGAGATTGCAGAACTCAACAAGCAGATCGAGGAACTGAACCAAGCTGCCATCCAGGCATCGGTTACAACTGAGGTTTCTAAGTTCATGAGTACACTGGATTTCGAAGGTGTGGATCCGAAGGACCTATTCTTGAACTACACTGAAGAAAAGGCCGGAGCGTCTTATGACTACGTAAACGCCGTAATTCAGAACGCTGTATCAAAAATGAAACAGGCCGAGCTTGCCAATACGAATACACTCGAAGCTACGATTGCTGCGTTGCAGGAGAAATACAACCAATCTGAAGCAGCGAATGAGCAGCTTAACTTGGAACTAAGCAATAAAACGCTGGAAATCGCAGACCTGAACAGTCGGATTACCAACGCCACGCGGTTGCTGGATGAAGAAAAGTCCGAGGTAGAGCGTCTGAACAGTCAGGTGGATGATCTTCGCAAGGAAATTGCTATCGGTGCGGCTGCGGCGACAAAGGTTGTGGAAGTGGATGTACGGAGCGCCAGGGAGATTTGGGAAGAAGAACGCAGGAAAGAAGAAGATGCTAAGCCAGCTATTTATAACATTCACTGGAAAGACGACTTGCGAAGAGATGTGTACGTGGCAATTCTGGCTGCAACGGACGAAACAATTGAATTCCCTCACTATGAAATGAACGGAAATATTAAAGCACCAACGACCATGAAAGGTAAGTACCGGGTGGTGACCAGCGAAGAAGCGCCATCGTTTCGAACCGTCACCGTGGAAGTACAAGACCCCGAATATAGTGATGCGGATAATACACACGATACTACCGACGAGGTAGCTTATACCGCACCTGCCTTTCGTGATACAGAGGAAGACGGGGCAACCGGTGGATTGGATCAAGCAGACGCTGGTAGCACGGTGGCAGGAGCGACAGTTGAAGAAAGACTCACGGCGCTCGAGTTAGCGGTATTTGGTACAGCGAGGGAGGCAGCTTAGGCTGCTTTTCTCCTTATGCAGGTAAGAGACAGAGTCCGGCACAAGTCAGGATTAACGGGACGTATCATGAGTATCACAGAATGGGTATATGTATGGATAGACGGTACGAGGACGACATTACCTTATTATGCGAGTAGCCTGGAAGTGATTAAGGAGGGTAAGCGCATGAAACCGGAAGATATACAGGTTGATCTTGAATATCCAAGGTCAGATGATAGGCCAGAAGGTGTACGAATAGATTTGAGCGATGTTAGGGCATCCGATGGTATAAGAGTATCATATGATTTTGTGAGAGACGGATGGTCAATTCAGCAGCCTAAAACAACACGCCCATGGATTGAAGATAATACGTATGGACTTCATGAGGACTGGATTGAAACAGCATTCGTACAATCATGGCCGTTTGGTGATGGGACAGTGTTTATTGAGAAGGATGGTACCAGTAGAACGGAGTAATTCATATTATCTATAGGGGGGATAACCATGAACTGGAAGGAGTCATACAACGACATATGCAGTGAGCTGCGGATCGTGCAGATACATCAACTGGAGATCCAACGAAGATTTGACATAGTGAAACGTGTGATGTGGTCAGGCAGCATACCATCATCAGGAGGATATTGCCATATACCTTTAGATAAAGGGCTAGAGAAGTATGATGATATCGTTGCGGAATATCGTGAGGTTGAAGAGGAGATAACAAGATTGTTGAGCGTAAAGGCTACAATGGAATCCGAAATGCTGAAATTCAACGGACTTGCAAATGTAATACAGTCCAAACGAATGCAAGGAATGAATTACTATCAAATCGCTGAAGAATTGGGCTATAGCTACCACTACATCCGAAACTACATGAGTAAAAAAGGTTGCAAAGAGGGTGCAACAAGTGCAAAGGCATCGTGATATTATAGTAATATGAGGAATTGGCGACCAGTGACGCGCGGACTGCCCCTGTCGCCGATTCCCCAACACTCCCTCACTGGACAATCTCATTACTCGGCGCCGGGAGATCGGCGCTACTCTTTTAGCAACAACCACACACCGCGAAAGGGACAGACTCACCCCAAGTGGTGGTGTGGATATGCATATATGATGTGGTGGCGTAATAAACGCTAGGTAATCCCATTACGCAAACAAAGGGAGCAGCCGAAAGGCAAAAGCAAAGTTTGCCCACATTAAACACAGCAGCCCCAGCGGACCGGGGATATGAGGCAGGAAAAGTTAGGACCGTCCCTATGCTGGCTCGGGTTATCCAGTACATAGTATCAAAGAGAGTGATGGCATACGCCGTTGCTCTTTTTTGTTTTATCTCTGCATCGAGTAAGACCGAATAGGCTTAACGAAGTGGAGGCCGGATAAGGGTTATATCAATTTTCGAGGTGGTGAGATAGATGGCATTGACGGAAAAGCAGAGAAACTTCGTGAATGAGTACATGAAGGACATGAATGGGACAGCAGCTTACCTTCGTGCCGGGTATGATTGCTCTGAGGATGCTGCAAGGCGTGCCGCAAGTCGTTTGTTGACAAATGTAGACATCCAGTCCGAAATCGGACAAAGGACGGACAAAATGCAAGAAGATTCGGGCATGAGTGTCCAATGGGTGCTAACGAAGTACAAGAAGATCATTGAAACCACAGAGGACGTTGATCCAGCAGTAGCCAAGGGAGCTCTTGATAGTGTGGCCAAGCATTACGGAATGTTCAAAGAAAAGGTTGAACACAGTGGAGAAATAAGCATCAAGGTATCCTTGCCGAAGGGACTGGAAGAATATGCCGACGATTAACATCGACTTAACCGAGCTTCCGACATTAACCAATGATCGGTTCTATCCCCTTTATACGAATAAGGATAGATACTTGGTGCTGATGGGCGGCGGCGGTTCGGGTAAGTCGGTGTTTACGGCTCAGAAGATCATTTTCCGGCTGCTGACTGAACAGAAGCACCGCATCCTGGTACTGCGTAAGGTAGCTAAGACGCTGCGCGAATCAGTGTTTATGGAACTGAAGAACGCCATCTACCGCTGGGGATTGGAGAAATTGTTCAAGATTCCAAAAGGCACAAGCTCAGAATTGCATATCAGTTGTATTAACGGTAACGAGATTCTGTTTGCTGGATTGGATGATGTAGAGAAGCTTAAGTCCATTTCAGGCGTAACCAGCGTATGGATGGAGGAAGCCAGTGAGTGTTCCCCGGAGGACTTCAGGCAGCTCGATATCCGGCTACGTGGTAAGCACATCAACTACAAGCAGATGATGATTACCTTTAATCCAATTGATATCAACCACTGGCTCAAGAAGGAGTTTTTCGATCATCCCAAGCCGAACGCCACAACAATCCACAGCACATACAAGCACAATAAGTTCCTGGACGATGAAGCCATTAAGGTGCTGGAGGCGTTCAGAGAGACGGACCCATACTTCTACCAGGTATACGCGCTTGGAGAATGGGGAGTGCTTGGTAAAACCATATTCAACGCTCAGAAAGTCAGTGAGCGCATCTCATACCTTCGCGACCATGATCCATTGGTGCAGCGGGGGTATTTTGTTTATCAGAAAGATGCTGCCGATAAGGTCCTGGACAGTACCATCAAGTGGATTGAGGATGACACCGGGTATATCAAGATATTTGAGCGCCCACAACCGCAGACACCTTATGTAATCGGCGGTGACACGGCTGGTGAAGGGTCAGATAACTTTATAGGCCAAGTGATCAATAACGTCACAGGCAGGCAATCAGCCGTGTACAAGAACCAGTTTGACGAGGACTTGTACGCAGAGCAGATGTACTGCCTAGGCAGACATTACAACAATGCACTGGAGAGCATCGAGACAAACTTCAGCAGCCATCCGGTTAAAGTACTCAGCCGCCTGGGATATACGAATCAGTACATCCGAGAGCGAGAGGATACATTCACCGGGTCCATCACAAAGGCCTACGGATTTCGGACAGATAAGCTTACTCGTCCATCAGCCATTGCTGAGCTAGTGAAGATCGTCCGTGAGACAGTCAATCTGATCATGGACATTGACACACTGAACGAAATGCTAACCTTCGTACGCAATGAGAAAGGCAGACCACAGGCACAGGAAGGCGCTCATGATGACTTGATCATGGCCCTTGCTATTGCTTATTACAGCCGAGGACAGCAGGAAAGCAGATTACTGCAGAAGGCGATAGAAACACCTGTCACACCATTCCCATTCAGAACAGACGAACCCACCGGAGGTGATTACTTAGCATGGTAGAGTGGCCGGAAGAATTTAAAAAGCAGATAAAAGAAAAATATAATCATGAGTTTTTAGGATGGGCCAGAGCGAATCCGTTAGGTGATGCAGAAATCCAAGAATGCAAGGAACTAATTTATGAACATGCAAAGGAATCATTGCAAGAAAAGGGTGTAGATATATCATCTCTGCAGACAGAGTGGATTGTTAAGGTTTCTCCGTATAATCTTGTAGATCCGTTAGATCAGAGTTTAATGATATGTCTTAACCATAAGGCGGAGGTACACGGATGAAGGAAGCAACTGAACTAGGCGAACTGCTAAAGCTGCCAAACCTGGAGGAAGAGACGACCGCGTTGATCAATGCGAAGATGCGCGAATTTATAAGCGAGGTAAAGCCGACACCGCCGGAGATCAAACAGGAGATCGAAACAGTTGTAGCTGAGTGGCTCAGTGGAAAAGGGGGTGAGTAAATGGCAAGGGAAGAGCCGACAACGTTTGATAAGCTGGCTGGCGAGGTTGAGAAGCAATATAAAGAGGGCGTTGCTTACTTGCGTAAGATGGGCTGGCTTGATAAGTGGCCTGAATACGAGCGCTTCAGGGCTGGTGACCAGTGGCCCGCAGCAACACCTCGAACCAAAGCGCTGCCGCGACCGGTATTCAACCTCATCAAGATGATCGAGACGCACAAGGTTGCCAATGTCATGAGTGAGCAGATCAACATGCTGTTCAGCCGTGAAGAGGCAGACGAAACGCAGGAGGAAGATGAAACTGGCGATCTGTTCAGCAGGTACTCAGCAGCGACATGGGAACGCATCAAACAAGATGATCTGAACGAGGAAGCGCTGGACATTGCAGCCAACACCGGTACAGTAGCCGTACATTATCACTATGACATGAGCATCCAGGGCGGCGTGAAGTTCCCCTTCATCGGTGAGATGGATGGCGAGGTCATTGACCCGATCAACATATTTTTTGGCAATGAGCAGCAACGCAATGTGCAGCGACAGCCATATATCCTCATCAGCAGTCGCGAAAGTGTAAACAGCGTGCGCGATTATGCCCGTAAGAACGGAATGAGCAAGGAAATGGTATCCCAGATCAAGCCAGACAAGGACACGCAGGATGAAGGATACGACTTGGCTAAGGTTGAGATTGATGATAGCAAGAAGATCGCGGTCATCACCAAGTACTGGAAAGGAAATGGCGGAAAGATCATGTTTTGCAAAATTGCTGGCGGTATGACCATTAAAAAGCCTACAGACACAATGCTTACCCGGTATCCTATCGCTGTGATGCAGTGGGAACGCCGTAAGAAGTCCATACGCGGTATAGGCGACACTGAGGGCCTTATCCCGAACCAGAAGGCTGTTAATACATTGGTCGCCATGCAGATTCTATCTGTACATCTCACAGGATGGCCTAAGTTGCTCTACAAGAAAGGCGCGATTGACCCCAGCAAGATTACCAATGCTCCCGGTGAGATGATAGAGGATCACCTACCTGTGGGACAGGGTGACGGCGCTAAGTACCTCACACCCGGGAACATCAGCGCCGTTGCTGGCAGCTTGGTAGAGTCCATACTGACCTACACACGGCAAATGACCGGCGCTGATGAGGCTGCAACCGGCTCCGCGCCATCGGCTGACCTCAATGCAACGGCTATCATGCTGCTGCAGAAGGCTTCAGCAATCCCGATTGAGTCCATCAAGCGCCGGTTCTACTCATTTATCGAGGACATTGGCCGGATTTGGGAGGATATCTGGAAGGTTAAGTACAATCTTCCGCGTCAGGTCACGCTGAAAGACGATGATGGCGAAGAATACCCGGCCATGTTTGACGGTTCGCAGTACCAGGACGTACCGATGTCGCTCAAAATTGATGTCGGTCCATCGTCCACGTACTCAGAATCACTTATGCTGTCGAGCTTAGACAAGGCTCTTGACCGTGGAGACATTGATTATATCCAGTACCTCAAGTACGCACCTCATGCTGTGGTGCCGTTTAGGGACCGGTTGATGAAGGAATTGGAAGAGAAGAAGGGAATCATCGGGCAGATGGAGCAGTTGGTCGCATCCATGCAGCCGGAAGAAAAGCAAATGTACGATTCCATGCCACCTGAGCAGCAGTTTGAATTCCTGTATCAGAACCTTCTCGCTCAACAAGCACCGCAAGCAGTACCGAATCAACCTACAGCCGTAGTGATGTAAAACATAGGGCTTCCGCTGAGACTGCGGTGGCCCTTTTTATATACAAATTTGCCCCAACCATAGGGCAAGGAGGCGTTACACATGGAAGAAACCGCCAACCATAGCGGCATTGAAAGTATTGAAGCACCTGTCACTGAGGTGACTGAGCCAATAGCAGCAACCGAAGGAGAGTCTTCCCCACCACAGGAAACGCCAAGAGGGATAAACGTTAAGTACAACAAGGAAGATCGCTTTGTGCCAGAGGACGAGGTGCCGAATTGGGTCCAAAAGGGACTGAATTACGACAAGGTATCCGAAAAAGCCCAGCAAGCCGAGCGATATCAGCAATCACTTGACCGAGTAGCGAAATATTACGGGTTTGATACTCATGAATCGTACATGGTCGCCCTGGAACAGGCCGAAACAGACCGCCGCATCACCGAAGAGTCTGATCGCCTGGGTGTGCCGGAGGATGTAATCCGCGAATACGTGCAGCCGCTGAAGAGTGAACTTGACCAACTCAAGCAGCGTGACCAACAACGCGCCGAACAAGACGCACTCCAAAAGGTAGAGTCGCAAATCTCCAGCATGGAGAGCGACACTGTCAACTATCCAAACTTTGCACAGCACAAGATAGACGTCATCAACCTTGCCGCATCAAAGGGATACAGCTTGGACGATGCCTATAAGCTACTTACTTACGACACGCGGGTAACTACCGCATCGCAACAGGCCCAGCAGGAGGCCATACGAAGACTGCAACAAAACGCCGACAGCTCAACAGGCGCATTGGGCGCTGACGCACCGGATCAAGCCACAGGTTATATGGCGATGTCTCCAGCAGAGCGTAAAGCGTACCGTGAGGCCATTAAGCGCGGACAACCATACTAAGGGGATGACTTACCATGGCAACATCAGTACAAGGGTATAACGCAACAGCCGGAGTGAACGCACTTACAGCAGAACAACATACATTTTTCCAGGATGAAATGCTTGAACGGCTTACACCGGAATTGGTTTGGACGGAATACGGTGAAAAGAAAACTATTCCTAACCACAAAGGTGCTACTACCAGTTTCCGTCGGCTTAACTCTCTGGCAGTATCCACGACAGCGCTGACTGAAGGTGTGACTCCAGACGGCGTAAACCTGGATATCGTAACTATTTCTGCCACAGTTTCTGAATATGGAGCTTGGACAAAGATTTCAGAATTCATCAACATGACTGGTTATGATCCAATTTTGACAGAGGCATCCGGTTTGATGGGTGAAAACGCAGGAGAATCTATCAATGTAATCGCACGTGATATGGTGTCTGCAGGAACAAATGTTGTCTATGCAAACAGCAAAGCTTCCCGCGTGACGGTTGCTGCAACAGACAAGATTACTGCTCTCGATATCTTGAAGGTGAGACGTACCATGAAACGAAATAAAGTAAAACCGATTAAACTTCCTGGTGGTGGGACTGGATATGTAGCTTTGGTTCATACTGACGTTGCTATGGACATTATGCAATTGCAGGAGTGGAAGGATCAAAACACATATACTGACACCAAAAACCGTGAAGAAGGTATGCTTGGAAAAATGTATGGTATTTACTTCAAAGAAGTTGATGAAGGTGTTAAGTTTGCTGGCGCTGGCGCAGCCGCTGCTGATGTATATGGAACGATCTTCTTGGGCAGAAAGGCGTATGGTCTTCCTGACATCGGCGGTAGCATGAAGCCTGAAATCATTGTACATCCTGCCGGATCTGCTGGATCTGCTGACCCACTGAATCAATTCAACACGGTTGCGTGGAAGTGCGCATTTACAGTTGTTCGCACACAGGAACTTGCAATCGTTCGGTATGAGAGTGGAGCATCGTTGTAAAATACATTCAACTAAGGGGGCCTAAGGGCTCCCTTTTAATTTGAGGAGGAATTTGCATGGTAAAAGCGACAAATGACGAGCAAGCACTATTGGATAGTGAAAAAGCGTTAGAAAGACAAGCTGCAGCAGCCGAGAAAAGTGCAGCGCAACAACTCAAAGAAATGCCCAAAGTGCAGATATTGATACCTGATGATCCGCAGAATCCCAAAGATAAGGTCGTGCCAATTGGATTTAACGGTGTAATTTACACTGTTCCACGCGGAGTGCTCACTGAGGTTCCGCAGGCAATCGCAGAAATCTGGAATGATTCTTACATCCGTACCCGTGCTGTCAACCAACGTATCGAAAACAGTACGCAGCAAGAAATTAAAGTGATGTGACAAGGGCCCCGCAATGGGGCCTTTTTGTCTATTAAGGGGTGATACCGTGACATTACAGGAAATTATCGACGAAATTGCAGAGAAGTACCCACATGGCCTGTCCAATGATAGCGTGATCCGTAAGCTTAACCAGGTGCAAAACGAACTGTTTCGGACGACGTTCCCGGTTCGTAGCTTGGCAATATACAACTTGCAAAAGGATGTGTTTGCCTACAACCTACCATTTCCAAAAACAAGCTTAGTTGGCGTATTCGCAAATGGAATGGAGCATCGTTACCAGGACGTACGCAGAGCTTCGAATACGCCATTCTATTACTTTGTCGGGACAACAGGGTTTGCGTTATACCCAACACCTACAGAGGACGTTACAGGCGGTCTGACGCTGTTCTACAACAAGTATCCAATCCAATTATCTTCCTCCAATTTAACGGCAGTACCGGAGCTTGATGCAGACTTTCACATGCTGCTGGTGTACGGGGCACTTGTTCATATCGCGGAGAACTTCAACGATGTGGCAATGGTCAACAATTACACAGAAAAATATAATGGATTGATTGAAGAATTCAACAAAGTCAATGATGAAACACCAGATTACCTTGTCATTGAAGATGTCATGGGGGGGTTGTTATGAGCTCACAAAGCGATATTGCACAGCAATTTATAGATGGCGGGGTTGTGCCGGCCGACTTAGTTGGGCAGGAAACCGTATCAAAAACATACGTGGACGGACAAATCGACATTCAAGATGCTGCGATAGCTATTATTGCGAGCCAAGCAGCTACAGCGCAGAGCACCGCGAACAACGGTGTGAGCGCTGCGGCTACGGCACAATCAACAGCAAATACAGCGGTAGGTGCGGCAGCCGCAGCACAAACAGCAGCGAACACCGCTCAGAATACTATTGATCTCCATAAAGTTTCTAGTACCGCCCACTCAGCGGCAAATATAACCTATAACGGTCCTGTATTGGCATCAAACGTAAAAAGCGCAATAGATACACAAGATCAACGAATCAATAACATTGTTGCTAGTGGAGGTACAAGTAATGTCGAAATAGTGGATGCTAGACAACCGGCGACAGGAAGCGCGTTTACTGTACTCCGGGATCGTCTGAACAATGCTGATGCGCAGTTGGTGGATATGGATAACCTATCTACAGCAGTCATAAAATTCCCGGCCCATGCACAATGGAGAGCTGCTCAAGGTGTAACTACTAATGGGACTTTTATCTATACATTTACCGACAGGACAGAGACGTTTACTTTTGAAAATATCATCAGTATCTATGATATGACCGGTAAATTTGTATCTGAAAAACGACTAGCTTATACAGGAACCGACCCACAAGGAAAGTTCATGAGTTTTGGTGATGGTAATATAATTGATGGCTTTCTTTATGTGACTGCTTATAACCTAAATGATGGAGGTAGTCCGCTAGTCAGTCGAGTAATCAAATATAATTTATCAGATCTTAGTGTCGCGAATGTCTATGAGATCGGCGGTAATGTAGCTGAATCCGTAACGAAACACAACAATGCTTTTTGGGCGGTTTTTCACGACATACTCGTCGTCCGTAAATTTGATTTGAATTTTAACTTTGTTCATGACTATCCGCTGACCATAGATACTGCCCCGCATGGCTACTTTCAAGGTTCATTGTGGGAAGGAGATACGTTTTATGCAAACCTACACGGACATAATTTGAATAGCGATCCTAATCCTTTTGCGGAATTAAGAAAGTTCGCCTTTGACGGTACATCCTTTAACTTTGTTGAAAAGATTGACCCTCCTACCATTGGATGCAATCAAGGAATTTCAGAATATAGTGGTTACTATTTTTGGAATGATAGACCTAATCACAGCGTTGTGATTACGAAATCCATAAAAAAAGGTAGCATGTACCCCAAGACCATTCCATACGTACCGTCAGATAGCTTCAAGCCAACTTTGTTAAATTCATGGGAAGCTTTTGATTTGGCATATGACCGAACAGCGAGGGTGACTGTTTTAAACGGAGTTGTCTATTTATCGGGAATTGTTAAAAATACAATAAACGCAAATGCTTTTAATGGATTTACTCCGATGATAACAATACCAAATCACTTATCTCCTAAATACAGCATAAACTTTGTGGCGTTAAGTAATAAAGGACCTATAAGAATTGCAATAGCTGGAAGGAATACAGTATCAGTCGGGGAAACGGGTAATGTTAATCCTCAAAACATTCTATCGTATACAGATATTGCTTGGGTATCATTGGACGGTTTGATTTACCCGATCATGGATTAATGCCTGGTAACAAAAGTTACGCAATAAAGGAGGTGGCGCATGAAACCATGGGTATCATCACCGGATAAAACAAAACCGGTAATTATCACTTTAGCTGACGGAATAAACCAATCAGTAGAGTCCATAGAGATTGCAGACGGTCAATGCACCGACGCAATTAACGTGGACTCTTTTATTTACCCAACGTTGCAGGTTCGTGATGGATACGTCTTGCACAGTACGCATACGGGCTATATTAATCGCCTATTTAAGTTCCTAGGTGTTTTGTACTGCGGCAATGGCAAAGGCTTGTATCGCTTCACTGGCTCGTCTTGGGTAGCTATATTTGAATATGGTGACACCAATAACTTCAGGTTGTGGGATGTAGCCATGTTTTTCGATGGAAGCAAGTTATATTTTTTAAATGGCGCTACGCAACTCACTCAGTATGATGGTACTACCTTAACTACATTAGGGAGTGCACCTGTTTTCAGCGCCTTCCTCACCACTCACGCCAATCGGTTTTATGTGGCGAACCGTGCAGATAATTTACTATCGTATTCAGGACTTAGGGATGCCGCAGACTGGACGAGTACGAATAAATACACAGGTACAGGAAAAATCACTGTCGAAACATCTGATGGAGAGAAGCCTACCGGACTCGTATCTTATGCCAATCACGTTATTCTCTTCAAAAAATACACGCTTCACGAATTATACGGTGAAGATTCGACCAACTTTCAGATGCAGAATCCCTATGAAGTGGGGTGTATATCGGATCGTACTATCGTCCCAACCAATCAATCCCTATTTTGGTTAGCTTCTGACGGTGTTTATTCTTACGCGGGTGGGGCTACTCCTGTCAAGATTAGTGATCCTATTAAATCTTATATCAAATCCATTAACCAAACTTACGTTGATCTTTGTGTAGCAGGTACGGATGGCAGATTTCTATACTTAACTTTAGTCACTGGTGCCAACACATCACCAAACGTAACACTTAAATTTGACCTCCAGGGCGGGCGCTGGTGGCCTTGTAGTTTTGTGGCTACATCTTATTATCTGGATGGACAAACGCTCTACATCGGAACCGCAGACGGTCGCATTCTTCAACTAGGAGGTTCTACGGACGCAGGGACGCCTATTACATGGTCTATAGAAACTAAGCCGTTCAGCGAAGGTGATGAAACGGTCAGGAAGACGATTAATCGCCTCTGGGTCATTGCGGATATTGAACCAAGTTCAACATTCAATGTTGCTTATGCCGCTGGAACTGAGGGTGGTATCTGGAAAGTGGCAAGCACAATAACCAACGGAACCGGAGCTATCCAAAGCATCCGTATCCCGGTCATTGTCAACGCGCCACAAACATGGTTCAGACTGAAACTATATGGAACGGGAAAAGCAAAAATACACCGCGTAGTCCGCGAAACTTCAGGGAGGAATGCATAATGGCATCGGTTAACTTACCTAATGTTGAAGGAATGACTAGCATAGATGATTTAAGGAATGCCGTGGGCAAAATGGTGAAGGAATTATCATGGCTGCTTGAAAACTTAGACACTCGGAACGTAAATGAGTTAAATGCTGAGGTCATTGTTGTGGGGTCGATTACAGCTGAACAGATGTCGGTAGGTTCTGTAACAGCAGAAAAGATTGATGTAGATGAACTGTCTGCCATTACAGCTAATATGGGTAAATTGACGTCAGGTGAAATATACGGAGCGTATATTGCAACCAAAGAAGCTGCATATCCAAGAGCTGAATTGAGTTCTACGGATAATCTGATTGGTGCTTTTGTGGACGCACTCAATGCGGTTACTATTGTTGCTAACGATTCAGGTTCACCGGCTCTCGACTTTATTAGCGGTGGAGTGGTCAAAGGGCAGCTCAATACGCGCCTGGGGCTACTAAGTGTGGAGGGTCGCCCGGATGTTGAGATATTCGCGGATGCTGGGAAAATATATTTAAGAGCAGCAACTAATGTAATTATAAACGGTTCTGACTTCAGCAAGTTTAAGCCGGAGACTTCTTCAGTCACCCTTCAGGATGCTTTGAATGCTAAGGCAACGAAAAGCTCAAACACAAGCACTGCTCTAGCAGTAAACGGAGGAATTCCAATTGGTACTGTGTTGATGGTAAGCGGTGGTGGAACAGTTACCTGGAGTGGTGTTCCTGCGCATTCCCATACTCAGAATTAAATGCTATACTTATCCCAAATTCTAACATTGGGGTGCGGATTATGAAAAAGTTTGGAACGCTTATCGTCGGCATTATTATAGGTGTCGGCTTGACGCTTTCGCCACAAATATATGGTGCTTCAGTTAAACTGTTGGGAAAGGATGTGGACAACCAATTGGAGGTTAAACTGAATGACAAGGTAATTGGACAGGCCGCAGTTATTGAAGGGACATCTTACATTCCTGTTCGAGCTTTTGCAAATGAGTACCAATTGGATGTTGCAGTAGACTCGAAAACGATAACCCTAACGTCACCTTCTTCTGAAGAAAATGCCAAACTAGCACAGGAACAGGAAGACGCAGCGAATCTACCTATAAAAATAGAAAACTTAAAAAACCAAATCACATTTTCAAAAGAAAAAATAGCATCCTTGGAATCTGGTATTGCAGATGCAGAATTGGAAGTTAAAAAATTTAAGGAACAACTTGATACAGCAAACTCCAACGCTGCTCTTGGACAGGTATATAAGGATCGGGCAAAGAACAACTATGATGCAGCTGTACAAGGTTTGGAATCTGGTAAATCAGAACTCGCTAAAGAACAGACCAACCTCGCGGATCTCGAAGCCCAACTCGCCGCATTGCAACAAAAATAGCACAAAAGTATTGACTCCACCTGCTACACTGAAATAAATAACAGATCGGCCAGAGGACTCCAAACGGGGTCCTTTTTGCATTCAAAAGGAGGCCCAACATGGCGACCACGTTAGGAAACGGCGTAGTGGACTACAATACAGCCACAGCAGACGCCAAGAAGAAACTGGTGCAGAATCAGCTGAAGATCAACAACGATCCCGGGTATGTAGCCAGTGAGCAGCAGCGCGCCTTACAGGTCATTGCACAGCGGCAAGCGCAGGGGCTGGACACAAGCGGACAGCAGAAGTATTTAACGCAGCAGTTGGGATACAAAGCTCCAGCGGCAAATACAGCGGCCACAACTGCTGCACCCGCCACGTCAGCAACGGCAGCGACGAAGACGAACGCACAGCAGGGATCGGATTATATGTCTCAGATGGCGGCTATAGCTCAGCGGCAAGCCACTCCATTCTCTTATGACCCAAACAGTGATCCGGCGTATCAAGCCGCGCTAACCCGGGCTAAGGCCAATATTGCAGATGGTACAGCTCAGACAGAGGCTGAAATGAATCGGCGTGGGCTGCTGAACAGCACGATCACGTCTGACCGATCCGCAGAGATTGGCGCACAGGAAATGGGCAACGTTGAAACAACCGTCCTGCCACAATTGATGCAGCAAGCTTACCAGAAGTATGCAGACCAATTGGCACAGGAGCAACAGCAATTCAACAACCTCGGGACGGTGGCTAATTCTTATCTCAGTGAGGATCAACGTGGCATCGACAACACCAACACCCGAGCTAATATGACTGGATACCTTCCAGGCGGAGAAGAAGCACAGCAGCTTTACTCTCAACTCATGGGCCTGAAGCAACAGGCAGAGGCTAAAGGCATCACCGCAGCAGACCGCAGCAAGCTAAGCAATCAAGCAGACGGAATCCGCGCCATGCTCTCCACAATGGGCGTAGATATTAGCAAGCTCGGAGCGAACACAAACTACAACACGGCAAGCCAGATCACGCCAACCATTCGCACGCTGGCAGGTCAGAACCAGGACTTGGCTGCACAGAATCAGGACTTCAACCAATCCACGCAGACCCGCCAACTGGATACGGCCGATAAGCAGTATGCCGAGAATATGCAATATCAAAAGGCGCGTGACGCTATCTCAGATAAGCAATGGCAGTCCACTTTCGATGAAAACGTTAAGCAGAATGGCCTTGATTATGCGCTTCGAAAGCTTGCTCAAGATGATTCCACTGCCTATCAACAAGCACAAGTTGCGCTGTCGCAGGATGATAATGATAGAGCATGGGCATCTTTAGAGAATAAAGATACTGCGGAAGCGACAAAGACATATGAGGATTACCAGTCGGCAATCGGTAAGATCGTACAAAGAGATTCCAAGACGAAGGCTATCACCAATCCTGAACAAGTGGAAGATTATATCTTGAACTCTGACCTGTCGGAGTATGAAATGTACCGAGCATATGGTGCGTACGGATTGAAATGGGGAGGTGCAGTACCAACAAAGGGGGAGTGAGTAGCCCAGCGGCTGGGGCTGTCAAGACGAGCAAGGGGTACAATTCAGCCGCAGAAGATAGTGCAAAAACTTATGGGTTAACCAAAACTTCGGGTTATCGTTCGGAAGCAGACAATAAACGCGTCGGTGGAAGCAAGACCAGCGATCACTTGACTGGTAACGCATCCGACTTCGCAGGAAGTGCAAAACAGATGGAAGCATACGCACAGTGGGCTGCAAAGAGCGGCCTATTTACAAAAGTCATATATGGCGGTAGGGACTTGATCAGCGGAAGAAAAGATAGTGAGCATGATGACCACGTTCACGTTAGCTGGTAGGAGGGAGGTCAATAATGGCAGAATCTTTTGTTGAGAAGCGAAAAAGGGAACTGCGCGAGAAAAATGGGGGAGGCACAATAAGTGCCTCCTCTTTTGTTGAACGAAGAAGAAAACAACTGCGCGGTGAAGTCGAAACCCAAGAATCTCAAATACCTAAGCTGGCTTTAAAAGAGAAGTCCCTTGAACCAATAATCTCAGAAAAAGCTCCATACGCAGTTGACTTCAAAGCAGAACAAGCCAAACCACAGCAACAGTCTGTATTTCAGGATAAGGTACCGGCAGCGAATCTAATTCAGACAGGCCAAGGCATACAATCTACGCTGCAAAATAAGGTCCCAGCAGCCAACCTTGTACAGCAGACAGGGCGGGGACCAGCAAATGCTTCACAGATCCCGGGAATATCTGAATACGGAATACGCAAAAAGGCGATTGATGAAACGAACATACCAGAAATCGCCAAGTTACCTTCTCGGGCCATAAACTATGCTGCATACGGTAATCCATTGGGTATTGCAGCATCCCGTTCGTTTGCCGGGAACTCTGGCGCATCTCGAAGAGATTCAACAGACTTTCCATTACTAGACAAGGCGACAGATGCAATAAACAATCTTGTCACTCCTTTCCTTACACCGACAGGTCAAGCATCTGGTCAAGGCATCATCGGTAGCACATATGATGCAGCGGGAAAACTTCAATATTTGAAGCCGGTAATGAAATATGCTGACTACTTGGGTGACTCATTAATCAAGAGTGGACTGATACCTAAGGCAAGCAAAGCAACTGCCGACAGAGTAGCAAAAACTATAATCACAGAAACCGTTGCCGGTGCGCCACAAGGTGCTGCGTTTGGTGTGATGCAAGGTCAGGACAGCGCTGAAGAGATTATTAACAACGCAAAATTGGGCGCTGCTGGCGGCGGATTGCTTGCTGGCGGCGGATCGATTTTGTCTGAAGCAGGTTCTAATCTATTCAAGCGACTGTTTGGCAGTGCTGCTACAGTTGCTGAAGAGGCAACACCGAATGCTCCAATGTTGGCATTACCTGAAGGGAGAGGCACAGTTAGGCAATCGCAAGCAGCGGGTCGTTCTAATCTGTCTTCTAACACTGATCCTATTATCAATGATACTGGATGGACACCTGAACCTTTGGGGCTTCCAGAAGCTAATATAGGAGCACCTACAACGGCACGACGTACAACTAAGCCTGGACTGAACAGCGTGCTTGAGCAGATGAAACCGATTGTAGATGAGCGAACGATCCCGCCTATGGATCATATGAATGATCTGGCCAAATGGATTCATACACGTATCAAAGATAACTTTGGGCAGGATATCTCCCTAAATGAGATCAGGGTACTACCGTACGATGACATGAAGACAGTAGCCAATGAAATCCGCAGTAGGATCAGCGTAGAAGATACTGCCCGACAAGTGGCCCGGGAACTCGGATATGACTATGACAAGCTATTGAGCACCCGATCTGTAGATAAATCTCTCGTATCCAAAGCAAAGCAGACTCAGAATATGCGTGCTGCTGCTGGGGTAGATAACTTGGTGAAATCATCAAGCGATCGGTACCAAACAATCATTGGTAGGGCATCAGATCCAGAAACTGTGATAGCGAAACCAGGTATTAGCGATATTAGAGCTAGCCAAAGAAATAATAAAATTCCAACACTGACGAGAGAACCACTCAACGCAGAAAACGTAAAACGGCCATTGGCAGAAGGTAAAGTTGGTGGTTCATTGGCACCTATGAAAAATCTATCCAGCGAAGTGAAGAAACAATCAAATCTGTCTACAACGGTGAAAAAGAAATCAACACCAGGAGAACGCGGTTTCGCTCAAACGTTGAAACAGTCCGAAAAAACGCCTGAAGGATTTACATCCAAACTCGATACTAAGTATGAGCAGACTACCAATCGCGGAGACTTGGATAAGGCGGAGGAACGTATTAAAGACCGCGCGGGGGCTACAAGATTCATACTTGAAGAATCTAAAGGCGGCATGACCTCTGAACAGTCCATTACAGCTCAGCGATTGATTGACACACACCTTAAGGAAGGTAATACCAAAGCAGCGGAAGAAGTGGCTGACGCTATCCTGAGAGAATCCACCCGCAGTGCTCAGTTCTTACAATCTCTCTCCACATACAACAAGCTTTCCCCGGAAGGCGTGTATATGGTAGCCAAGCGAATGGCTAACAAAGTGAACCAAACATCTTCTAAACTTGTGAGAAAAGCAGAAGTCACTCCGCAAATGGCTGATGATATTGTCAACCTAGCAACCGTAAATCAGAAAATGACCGGAGTGCAGGACTTATCAAACGATGCTGTCGATATTCTCAAGCGCGCAAAGGCTGGTGAAAAACTAACAGATGCCGAAACGTCTGTTATTCAGAAGTTTGTGGACGAGTCACAACAGTTCATTAAAGAAACATCAAAGAAGCCAGTTGTCAAAGAGCCTAAGCTACCAAAGGACAAACGTGTCAGAGATAACGTGTCCAGTTTTCTTGACGCTCAAGAGGCAGCTGCTAAAGCTCGTCTGAGAGCGAAAGGGCATCGGATCAGTTCTACGCCACTTGACATATGGGCAGATTATGCAGTTATTGGCGCTGCTAAGATGGGTCGTAATATTATTAAATTTTCAGAGTGGTCAGAACAGATGATTAAGGACATCGGAGAAAATATTCGTCCGCATCTTGAGTCACTGTACGAACGTTCAAGAGAGGTATTTGACCTCTCAAGTAAGAAAGTAACCTCCAAGACAGTGAGTGCCGCTGAAAGATTGACGCAAAAGGTGATTAAGACGAAAGAATTGTCACCAGAAGAAGCAGATTCCCTATTGCAATTAGTGTCACAGGTGGATAATTTGTCTGGTGAAGCCAAACGCACCGCATCCCAAGACTTACAGGTAATTCTCCAAAGCTTGGATAAACCGTCTATTGGTCGTAAGATCAGCAGTCTTCAGACCCAAGCACAACTATTAAATCCTAAAACGATAGTAAGAAACGTTGTCGGTAATGAGTTGTTCTATCGTCTGGAACGTATCAACAAATACGTTTCAACTCCCATCGACATTGCACGTTCTAAATTGACAGGTACGGACCGCACTGTTACCTTTCGAACGCACAATCAGGGAAAGTACTGGGAGAATTTCATCAACGGAGGCCGTGCAGGATGGAAGGGCGTGAACATCAACGGAATAGAGACACAATACGACCTTGCAAGCCCTGCGTTCACCGGGAAGTACAATCCACTTAAGTACACTGAGAAAGCCCTTGGTGCGGCCCTCAGAAGCTTTGATAACGCTGCATACAGCAGAGCGATGAACAAATCATTGGGTGAACTCGGAACGCTGGATGCAATCAACAGCGGGGTTAAACCTACAAAGGAATATGTGCAGGAGTTCATTCGTAATGCTGATGAAAATGTGAACAAAATATCTCAAAACTATGGTAAATATGTTACATTTCAAGATAACAACTTGATTTCCCAAGGTTTCACAAAGTTCAAGCGCGGACTTAATCTAGGCAAAGACTTTGGAGCAGGCGACTTAGTTATAAAGTACCCTAAAACTCCCGGCGCTTTGCTCATGAGGGCAATTGAATATAGTCCTGCCGGGTTTCTCCGTAGCGCGAAGATTGCCGCTGGGCCTTTACTGCGTAACGGAGTAGAGAAAAACACGGCAGAGACGGTGCAAGCCTTGTCCAGAGCAATTATCGGCACGGGTGGTCTTAGTATGTTTGGGTACTATCTGATGGACAAGGACATTTTGACAGGAGCAGCAAGCACGGATAGAGACATTCGTTCTCTTCAAACAAAAATTGGTCAAGGAGCATATCAAGTAAATCTGTCAGCACTGTACCGATTTGTGAAGTCTGGTTTTGATGATGACGAAGCAACTATCAAAGAAGGAGATCAACTGTATAACTACGATTGGTTACAACCCGTATCCGTGGCAATTTCTCTCGGCGCTAATGTACGGAAGAACCAAGGTGCTGACAGCAGCAAGATAGCATCAGGAATCGCAGGCACAGCGTACAACAGCGTTTCTGGTGCACTAAACACTTTGACAGAGCAGTCATTGTTAAAGGGCGTGGAGCAAGCTCTGTCAGGTTACACAGGAGAGACATCCACCGATAAGGTTGTAAGCATCATTGCGGATATGCCGGCCTCATTCGTTGCAACGTTTTCCAACCAGATCAAGCAGACAGGAGACAACACGAAGCGTGAAACATATGCTCCTAATGTCATTGATCAATCTATCAACAAAGTTAAAGCGAAGATACCGCGACTCGCAGAAACATTGCCGAAGAAATATGACACTTTGGGCGGTGAACAAACTCATTATCAAGACGGAAATGCCTTCAACATCTTTGCTAATCCTGGATTCCCATCCAAGTACAAACTTTCTCCAGAAGCAAAAACTATTGTGGACTTGATTAAAGCAACTGGTGATGAATCATTAGCACCGCGAGTTCCTGACAAAAAATTGGACGGAATCAAGCTAACCGGAGAAGAATATTCCAGACTATCACAACTTCAGGGAGAAGAAACAAAAAAACTGATTTCAGAGCTTGATACCACCATGAGTGTTGAAGATCAAGCAAAAGAGGTAACTAAAATCCTTACAGAAGCAGGTAAAACAGCCAAGGAAAGATTGCGTGAAGAATTTCCAAGGCTGGTGAAGGAAGATGATTGAGTATGACGAAACCGAATTCCAAGACGGCCTAAACTTCTGGGCGCTGGACTGGATCACGCACCTGTACGGTGCTGAAATGGCGGAGTTACTTGACCCGGAGGTGGTGCCGATAGATGTGGGGAGCAGCGGACACAATCTACGATCTGATTTACTTCGTACTTCGTAACTTAAAAGATTTCCGATGGGAGGCCCTAATAGGGTACTCCCTTTATTTATTCGGCAAGCGTTCTGGCATGAAAATGTTCCGCAAGTTCATGACCGGACACTTCCCCTACCTTGCCGATGAAAACGATGACTGGCGCAGATGGGCGACGAACCAAATCCAATTATTAGGTGGGCGAAAATGGCAGCCGACGAAGCAGTATGGGCGTATGAAACGATCCGCGAGAGTGGGTCAGAGGAACTTAACTACATCATCGACCTCGTTACCGGAGGTCACAAACCAGGAAGGAGTGTTACCGATGAAGACAGAGATACTTGAGAAGATAGTCGTGCTTGACTTCGGACATGGTAAAAAGGATTCTGGCGGGGTGGGCGCAACCAAGAAGCTTGAGAAGGACTTTAACCTATCTGTGGGACTGAAGATCAATGGTCTGCTGAAAAAGAACCCGGAGATTAACGTAATCCTCACTCGTTCAACGGACGTGTTCGTGGAGCTTGTAGACCGCGCCAAGATCGCCAATAAAGCGAAGGCAGACGTATTCCTATCTATCCATGCCAATGCCGGGGAACCATCTGCCAAAGGCTCTGAGACGCTGTATACGAAGGAAATGGATAAACCTTTCGCAACGATCATCCACAAATACCTGATGGCGACAACTGGACTGGTAGACCGCAAATGCCGGTATCAGAACCTATCCGTTTGCCGGAACACAACGATGCCGGCATGCTTAATTGAACCGGGATTCCTGACGAATCCAGCAGAAGAGGAATTACTCTTTAATGAAGAGTTCCAGAATCGTCTTGCCGTGGCCATGGCACAAGGCATCTGCGAGTACCTGGGTGTGAAGTACGGAGTGAGATCCACTCCGGCCGGTACGTATCCGGTAGACGTGCTGCTGAACGATGTGCCGTATGATGGGCTGCTGATCGAAGGTAAGAGCTGGGTACCGGCCAAGCTTATCCTGAACGCCCTAGGCGCACGCTGGTCCTACGCGCTGCGGAGTATCTATGTCGGTGACACGAAGGTTGATACGAAAAATTACGACGGCACTAGTTATATCAAAGGAACGGACCTGCGTGACCTCGGCGTGGTACGCAGCGTGTTTCTGGACCCGGATGCGATCAACACCAAGCGCGTCTTAATCTATCCAAAGGAGAGTGTGACAAATGAATGATCTATTATTGCAAGTCATGGCCTTTGCATCTGCACTGTCTGTGATTGTCGTAGCGCTGCTTAATCTGGTCAAGGTTACGGTTACTCTGCCGAAGAATCTTATTCCTATCATTGGTCTTGTGATTGGTTTAGTCGCTGGAGCTGCGGCGGACATCTTTACGGACCTCGATTTAGTCCCAAGATTGTGGGCTGGAGCATTTGCAGGGCTATCGGCAACCGGTCTGTTCGAGCTGATCAAAAATAATCCTGGTACGACGAAATGACAAATAGGCCATCCTTAACCGGGTGGCCTTTTTTTAATGCAGTTATCCACATTGTGGACAATTATGTTACTCGGGTAACATTTTGGGTAACAAAATGAACTGGTATGCCATGATATAAACATAAAGATGTTACAAATCTTTTCGATACTGATTCCTTGGAAAAGCCGAAATAGTGGCTATTTACTGGGATGCCGTTGTGCGGTTGTGAAGATGTTACAAATCTTGTGCGATACCAAAACCATATCGTTAAGTGTTGATTTACCGGGCTTTAATTAGGTTATTATGGTGTCGGGTAACATTTGGGTAACATTTTGGTCTCTGATGATCGGATTTTTAAGCAAATTGCTGTATTTTTCGACCGCATCACGCTTCTTGGGTTTAGTGGTATGCAAGTAGACACGAGTGGTCATTTTGTCATTGGCATGTCCTAACATTTCCATTACCTGTTCCAAGCTAACTCCAGCCTCAGCCATCAGTGACGTGAACGTGTGACGCATGGAATGGGGTGATAGATCTTTATCCAAACCAGAAATGCGTATTATCCTCTTCATCCTTTTATTGATTACAGCTTCCGGGATAGGGTATCCGAGATACCTACCTTTTTGCTGCCCGAATATAAAACCTTGATCATAGTGTGTTGGATTGTTATGTTTGATCATTTTACTTTTTTCGATTAAACCCAACATCATAGTTGTGATCTCAGGGTCTATCTCCAACTCACGAATAGAGGATGTTGTCTTAGGTGGACCCAATTCAAATTTTTTATAATTATTGGTCTCGTTAGTATAGTTCTTAATGATTTTAATTTTATTTATTGATGGTTTAAATGCTTGCTCCTGTAATCCTTCTAGTTCCCCAATCCGTATCCCCGTATAAGCCAACATCGTGAATATTTCATAATCTAAGGGTACTCCAAATTTGTATGCCGTATCAAGAAATATTAGCAGCTCATCACGTTCTAAGAAATCAGGGATGTCTTCCCATTGTTCAATTTCTTCAACGGTTTGGTAATCTTGGGGGACGTGAGCATCTTTAGCCGGGTTATCTTCTAAAAATTTATGTTTTATTCCAAATTGGAAAATCATCTTTGCAGTTGTATGTGTGCTGTTTATGGTATTGGTTGTCAATTTACTTTTAAACTGTTCATGAGTACCTTCTTTTAACTGTATCAGAGTAGTTTGGTAATCCTCATGAGTGATTTCTCGGACTGGTTTATTAAAGCATCGACTGAGTCTATTTATGTCGTTGTTGCGAATTCTAAGGGTATTCATTCGTTTCCGTTTTCCTGTGACCTTATACGATTCTAACCATTGTTCGGCTAATTCCTCCAAACTAATATTAATCCGTTCCTCTTCCTTTTTCGCCTCTTCAAGTCTAAGCCGTTCCTCGGCTGCTCTACGGGCCACGTCTTCCGGAAGGGTGTTTGTCTTGTACTGTTCCATCATGATGGCTGCTGCGGCCTCTGCGTCGTCCTTAGTATCAAATCCGCCTCGCTTCTTCTGATTACGGCTGCCGTCCGGCTTCTTCCCCAAATCAAGCATAAACGCCCACTTGGCGCCACACTTACACTTCTTTTTCTTCAGACCAGGGCATTCGCAATGAGGCTTATAGTAATGTCCTTTCACCTTGGATCACTCCTCGTATCTCTATGATGTCATTGTAGGGGAGGGGTAACAAAAAGACCATACCCGGATTGAGTATGGTCTGCGTCATCTTAGCAATTCTATAAATTTCTAAATTCTTCCCAAAAGCTATCTGAAGAAACTGCTCCCTCTTCTTGGTATGCAGTGTACTTGTCTATCCAGTATTTTTTTGTTGCTATATCACCTTCAAACCCGGGAATAGTAGAAATATATTCGAAAAACAACTCTAACGCTCTTTCCTCTTTTTGTTTTATGGAAACTAGCTCGTTTTTATATGAACGTAACAATTTCATGTTCAATTCAATTTGTTCACTGTTTTCTCTCATTAGGGACTCGGTGTAGTCGACATCTTCTTCTTTTATTTCTCTCCCAGCTCGTGCTTCAGCATAAAAATAGTAAAGGTTTTTAGCTCTTTCGTCTTCAAAATAGAATCCAACTAGAAAGTCTAATGATTCCTTTGTCTCTACTCTGATTTTATATAGTGTTTCTAAGTTAGGCTGTCCAGTTCCCTTTTCAAATTTATTGTAATACTGCTGGGAAACCCCAATTCTTTCAGCCATCTCTTTTTGCGAAATGTTTAGTCTTTCACGTAACCATTTTAAACGCGCAGCAAATAAATTCAAAAAAACATCCCCTTGGTATTGATATAATAAACAAATGGTTGTATTATTTAATTATGGGAGGTGGAAAACAATGGCACAGCCAAAAACAAGGGTAGAGTATCTGAGAAAAATCAACTTTTTATCTCAAAAGGAAGTGGCTGAAAAGTTAGGAGTTTCGCAACAGTTCTATCACAAAATCGAGAAAGGTACTTCAAAAATCAACCTGGATATGGCGGATTCTCTCAAGGTAATATTTAACCTGACATGCATTGAAGAACTGCTCAGAGATGTATCCTAACAACTCCGTGTTTATTGTATCATTTGTAAATTATATTTTACAAGGGAGGATTATTAATGAATCAGTTAATTACGATTAATGGAGTTCGAGGTTTTATTGATAATGACGGCACAGCTCAGTTGAATTTGGATGATATTTCACGTGGGCTTGGATTTACTCAACGAAAGGGTAAAGTGGAATACATCAGATGGGAGAGAGTAAATAGTTATTTGATTGATATGGGTTTTCCCCAGCTGGTGGGGAAAGAATTTATACCTGAAAATGTATTTTATCGACTTTCTATGAAAGGTGAGACTGATAATGCAGTTTCATTTCAGATTAAAGTTGCAGATGAAATACTGCCTTCGATAAGAAAACACGGTACGTATATGACTACTGATTTCATTGAAAAATCCCTTAGTGATCCAGAAACATATATTAAGTTTTTGACAATGTATAAGGAAGAAAAGGAACAACGTTTGCTTGTTGAGATGAAACTTAAAGAAGTAGCTCCGAAAGCAGCATACTATGATACTATTCTTAAATCAAAAGGAACTGTAACTAGTTCTCAGATAGCAAAAGACTACGGTTTGAGTGCCCAGGATCTAAACAAAATCCTACATGAATCCAAAATACAGTATAAGCAAAATGATCAATGGCTATTGTACAGTAAACACGCCGATAAAGGATATACTCAGTCACATGCATTTGATTTTAATCACAAAGATGGTACTCCAGATGTGAAAATGACTACCAGATGGACACAACGAGGAAGGATCATGATACACGAACTATTGGTTTCAATGGGAATTAAGCCTAATATTGAAAAAGACTACGATGATGCAAAATGAGTCATGGTTAATACAAAATAATGATTAATCGGAGGAATAAATGGGTGATGTAATGAGTTTTAGAGATGCGCTACTTCAAGGTTATATCGAATATTCAGATGAAAGTTGTGTAAAAATCGTTGATAAAGCATTAAAAGGACAGTTGTCTGAACTTGATTTTGAAGAGGAAGGTAGTGTTGTTTTCGGGTATATCATAAGCGCATTATATACGTTTGACAGAGACAAATTTTACTCGCTTATTCAACCCATTGTTGACGATTATAAAGAAAGAATGGTTAAAGAAGAAATGGATGGATATCACGCAGTAATGAGAGAGAGTATACATGTGGTCAAATAAAAAAAGCCGCTATGCAGCGACTAATCCGTTCACCTTTCTCCCACCAAGAAGTTAAGGTGACAACCATTTTGGGCATAACCCATACAGCCACATTATATCCACAAACCCCATGACTGTAAAGGTTATGCCCTCTTTTTACCACTAAAATACCTGGATGTAAAAGATTATGTATGTTCAATACTTAACGCCATAAATTGTAATACTTTACCGCTATTAATTACCAATATATCCATGGTAAATTATTCTTGTGCAGATGGTAGCGCTACCATATAAGATAGAAGTTGTGAGATATGACAACTTTTACACCGAGCCGAGAGTAGAAATTCTACTCATGGCCTCCGCCTTGAATCCATTCGTACAGATCGTCAATATGACATCCTAGAGCATTAGCAATGGTTTTTGCTGTGGAAATATGCATTAAACCGCGGTCATTGGCGTAATAAGAAATTCTGTACTTATCTATACCAGTTTTTTCGGACAACCATTTCTGAGACTTACGTCTCTCTCTAAGCAACAGGCGGAGGCGGCATCGACCCGGTATATAGGTCATGCACGTACTCCTCTTATTTTAACGTTGTGTAAGAACTTATGTTCGTATATTATTGTATTAACATTTCGATTTGACAGGAGAGGCTTACATGAAACAAACAAAGAAAGAAGTTATCGACTGGTATGAAGTGTTCGTTAAACTGGGATTAGATAAAACGATCCTAGATTTTAAGAATCCTTCAGAACAAATCGAACATAAGAAATGATTTTCTTGACATCTTCTTCTTTTATTTCTTCTCCGTTTGATGTGTGATGGTACATATCAATGATTTGCTCATCGTCATATCTCAAAATAAGATCTTTAAGATCGCTTATAGCATTTATTGATTTTGTAACGCTTTCTATTTCCTGTTGGTGTTGCTCTTCAAGTTCTGAGTATCCGGCAGTAAGCATTAAGTCCTTATACGGGTAATTATAGGCGCGCGATAAGCTTCTCAAAGTATCAGGAGAAGGTTTTACAGGCGCGCCTGTTCTTGGATCTACCCCCTTTTCTACGATACTTAAATAGTTGTGACTAATCCCTGCTCGTTTTGACACACTCCGCAAAGATTCCTTTCCTCTTAATTGTCTTAATAAATCACCTAAATTAACCACATTGCACCTCCGTGTAATTCTTAGATTACATTATGTAATACAAAAATAAAAATCTAATATTGTAATTCATACTTGACACTTAAGTAATCCACGTGATACATTTATATCAAGGAGGTGTAACACATGAAGAACAAAGTGAAAGAGTATAGAACTGAAACTGGAATGAGTGTTGCTGAACTAGCAAGACGTGCAAAAACAAGCAGACAGACGATTCACGCAATCGAAAAAGGAGATAGAAAAAATATCTCTGGATCACTAATGTTTTCAATTGCCGATGCACTGAAAAGAGACGAAAGAGATATTTTTTTTGTTGATAATGTATTACAAGAATTACATGACTGGACGGCTTGATGAACCAACGGTACTAACTAGTATCAATTATATACCAGTACAAATGTGCTTGAAAGGATAATACTCCCAAGGAGGTACACCATGGCGAAAGAGATAACACTGGATGATATGCCTCAGGCGTTAACTGCCCAAAACATTGCTGATTACCTTATTTTATCCCGAAACAGAGTCTATGAACTGTACGATACACCGGTTGAGCTGGGAGGCATACCGAACATGCGAATCGGAAACTCTCGCCGCACTCTTAAAAAAGACTTTATAGAATGGATCGAATACAAGAAGAAAGAGCAAAAGAACGAAATGGACCAGAGGATGGCTTATATCAGAGGCGAGAGAAAAGGAGTGACGCGAGTTGGCTAAGAAAATTGAGGATCTGCCTAAGTTAACGCTGGTGATACCACTTAAGCGGCCGGACAAGCCCAAGCACAAACGGACACATATCTTCACACCTATGTGTGGTAATTGCGGCAGGGAAGCAGAGTGGGAGGTATACGACACGCTTCAGCCTCATTGTACAGCGTGCAAGGACGAGGCAATGGACAGCAAGATTAAGCCGTTCGTGCGTCCCCTGGGAGGGTTTGATGATGCAAGCTAAGTATCTGCCACCACCACCTAGTATTGAGTGGTACATCGAAACGACGTGTGGTCGCCTTCTTTCTTGGTCGGCTGTTGACCTGGATAGTCTGTTTATCCGGCTGCATGAGAAAAACTTCAAAGCCAAGAAAGTCATGACATGGGCTGAACATGAAGCACTAATGGCTGAACTAGAAGAGGCAAAAGAGTATTTGAAACGCGAAGAGGAAAGAGAGCTGAAAGAATCTGCTTAAGACGGTACTGGACATAATCGAACACTACGGGAAGGAGGTAAAGGAGGATGATACCAAACAGACTGACATTTCTAGAACTTGCGAAGATCGCCAAGGCGAAAGGAACGCTGACTGACACACTATTGAGAGTCTACTTTATGAACATGGTTCGTGCTAAACGCAAAGAAGAAGCAGCCACTGCAATGGCTGCCCGGGATAGACTGTTTGAAAATAATTAATACATTCAGTATACCAAAACTTTAGGAGGAATGGAACATGCCTGAATCCTGGGAACAGTCACAAGAATATATCCAACAACTCAAATCCGAAAACGAGGACTTAGCGATGCAGTTGGCGATGGCGAATGACTACATTGAGCAACAGGAACTGCTCAGATGAAGACCCGGGATGAACGTATCCGGTATGTCATACAGCACAAAAATGGCTGGTTTATAAACGTCAAAGGTGAGCGCAAGGATGATTTCATGGCTGCATCGCGGCTCACGGAGGATGAAGCAGCGGTGTTCCTGACCGGCCACTATGCGCCGGCGAATCCTGAGGACTACCACGCGCAGCCGATACGGATAACTTACGAATTGGAGGTGCCAGAATGAGCGATAAAATAAATCACTTTACTGAACTTGCAAATATAAATGTCAACGAGCATGTGGAGAAAAAAGGAAAGTTTTCATATCTCTCATGGGCGTATGCCGTAGACGTTCTACGCAAGGCAGATCCTACAGCAAAGTGGGAAGTTATACGTTTTAACGGAATGCCGTTCATGACAACACCGCTTGGATACTTTGTGGAAGTTGCTGTAACTGTGCAAGATATCACACTTTCACAGATTCATCCGGTGTTGGACAACAATAACAGGCCGATTGCTCAGCCTACATCATTCCAGATCAATACAAGCATACAGAGGTGCCTTGTAAAAGCAATTGCCTTACATGGTTTAGGTTTGTATATCTACGCCGGAGAAGACCTTCCAGATACCGGAGAAACTTTAGACGAGCAGCAAAAGGATCCTACGCCGCCTCCAGCAGCGCCTAGCCAACCAGCCCAAACAAATACACCAGCAGCACAGCAAAATAGTTCCAGCGCAGGCACAGGGCCGCAGGGATTGATTAGCACCGCGCAGATCGGATATTGCCAGAAGCTCAAAAAGGATAAAGGGATTGATGAAGACGACTTCCGCCGCATGATCTCCGAGATCGGAGGCCGGGAGAGCATCAAGGAGCTTACAAAGAAAGAGGCCAGCGAGTTTATCAACCTTCTGAACAACTACCAGAAAGGAGCGTAAGCCATGCAAAAGAAGAAGAAAAAGGAAGTATCGGCGTGGAAAAAGGACATTCTCAAGCATCACAAAAAGAATAAGACCCGTTCACAGCGTGCCGAGTTTCCCCTGTGGGTGGTTGGTGAGCTCATCGCGGAGTCCGGCGGCCTATGCCAAGTCTGCTTCGTCAGCCGCGGCACTCAAACGCATCATATAATGCCGCGTAGCAGATCCGGGCGCGGCGTTAAGGAAAACGGACTGCGCGTCTGCAATTACTGCCATAAGGTGATCCATGAGAAAAACTCTGTACTGAACAAGTACATTGAGCTGCACCGTGAAAAGTACGGAGAAAACTTCTGGTTCGATGAATTGGACCGAATCCAGTATAAGGAGGAAGCCTGATGTTCAAACGTTTCTTGGCATCACTGTCCGGCACTCTAACAGACGAGCTAGAACAGGCCAAACAGGCTTCGTTCATCGACTTGGTAGTTTTACTGGAACGTAGGCTGAAACGCTCACTAGGGGCGAATGAGCTGCGTGTGGTATGGAGCATGGATGATAGTCAGACGGAGGTCATAACAAATCTACTGGAAGAGGCGCAGCATGGAGAGAAAAGAGGCACTTAAAGAGTTGGACAAGCTGCTGCAGCAATGTCAAAGCTGCGAACAGCGCAAGGTACCGTTTTCCCCGCGAAGTCATGAGCACCGGAACAGTTACTGTATTAACCAATGTAAGGACGTAGGGCCGAAGCTACAGGAGTTAGGAAAGAGCATGGAGGACATTACGAGGGCGGAGAGAGCTAATAGAAAGGGGTTGAGCGCATGAGAGCACAAATTGCCATGTGGAAGGAATTCATCACCGTATATACCACAGCCTTAGCAGAGGCAGAAAGATACGGTGATGTCGGCGGTACAGAGTGGAACAAGCACATGATTGACTTTTACCAGGAGAAGATTGACGAGGCGGAACGGCAGAGTGCTTAATCAGGAACGTATTCTATGAGGTCGCCGATTTTGCAGTCGAAGAAACGGCAGAGCGCTTCAATAGTGGAGTAGTCGATACGCACATTTGTCCCATCATAAAGACGCGCCAGTGTTGGACCGCTCACGCCAGTTTCTTTAGTTAATTTGTTCAAACTGCGGATCTTTTTTTCCGCCATAAGCATAGCTAGATTGCTTTTAATCATCACTTATCACCTATACCTATCATAATCATAACAGCTTATAAGTAAACGGTATAAGATAAAGTTTAACGGAAACGTTGTAAAATTAACGTTAACGTGATAATATGACGTCAAAGGAATAAGAGGGAGTGAGAATATGGAAGACACGAAGAAGTTAAAAAACATCCCCTACCGTCTTGATCCTAACGAGCATAAGCGGCTGAAGCTATTCTGCGTAGAGCGTGGGATTCCAATGCAGCAGTTGCTGGATAAGGCGGTGCAAGAGTACCTGAAAAAGTGGGCGGTGTAAACGATGGCCAGACCACGTAAGGAGGGGATGGATTACTTCCCCCATGATGTGAATTTATCATCTGACAAAAAGGTTGAAGCGTTACGGATTATTCACGGAAATGACGGTTACACATTCTTCTGCATCATGCTTGAACTAATCTATCAGGAACCAACTTTTGAGATAGACGTTTCTGACGCAGAAACTATTCAGATACTCGCCAAAAAAGTAGAAGTAACTACACAAAAACTCACAGAAATGATTTCAACCAGCATAAAACATGGATGTTTTGATAGAGAAAAATACGAAAATGATCGTGTTTTAACATCAAATGGCATCAAAAAACGTGCATCGGTCGTAGTGGACAAGCGAGAGAAGATGAGATCAAAAAGCCGTAGTGACGCGGTTCCTGTAGTTTCACCACCAGTTTCTTCCCTAGTTTCTGACGCAGAAATGGGGGTAGAAAGTACACAAAGTAAAAGGAAAGTAAAAGATAAAGTAAAAGTAAAAGTAAAAGTAAAGAAAGATATTATACCTAAAATTAACTTTGCTGAATTCGTCTCAATGTCTCAAGAAGAATATGACAAGCTTCTCACAGCACACGGACAGGACAAGCTTAACCGGATCATAGAAACCCTGGACAATTACAAAGGAGCCAACAACAAGAAGTACGCTAGCGACTACCGGGCAATCTTAAACTGGGTGGTTAAGCGAGTCGAGGAAGAGAGCAGCCGACAATCGCAGCCGCCGTGGCAGCAGAAGCAATGGACATCTGGAACATCGGGAAAACCGAAGATTGAAATTTACAAAAACCCGGAGAACATGGAGACCCCATCAGACGAAGAGTGGCAGAAGTCACTTGAACGTGCAAGAAGGATCAAAGAGGAAAAATTGGGGAACAAGCCAGCATAACAAGAGAGGAAACAGGGATGAAGGATATCACCATCAAACTAAACGGGTATCAGAGATTCATGATCGAATCAACTCAGGAATGCGGCGTTATGCTGGTGGACGAAATTTACATTATGCCCAACGGAATGCAGATGAATTTCTCAGGTAAGTACTTCGACATTGATTTTGAGAAGATGACCATATCAGGTGAGCGTCCAATGGACATGAACATCCAGTACACCGAAAACGCAATGTATAGCAACGATGAATAATAGACCGCATAGCTAATACAAGCCCCACACAGACGTTATAACCGCAAGGTCAGGTATTTGCTTAGATTAAACTATTAAACGCCGCAGAAAGGCGTACAGGAGGTAACACGATGAAGGTACAAGTTGAAGGTAATCTGTACATCGAGTCAGACGAGTATCAATTTATTCTCAAGGAATATACGGGAGCAATTAGCAAGCCACTGAAAGAAGGAGAGGCGGGTCGCCCAGTCTACAACACTAAAGGCCACTTTCCAACGGTTGAGAGTGCAATGGCGAAAGTGCTGACCATGAAGGTAAAGCAATCAACGGCGCAGACGCTCCACGAGCTTATAGCAGACGTCGAACGCATTCGGGAAGAGATTCGGACAGCAATAATATTTTAATCGCTCTACGGGGCGTACAGAAGGTGAGAGGGTGAAAGAAATGACAATTAAAAGAGTTGCAACGAATGAGTGTGAAATCAGAATCACTCCAAGGAATGCTGGAGACTTTGGGTTTGTGAGGATTAGCGGAGAAAGCAGAAGCGCCAACCAAGAGTACAGACTGTGTGAGGAGATTGTTGATAATATCAAACGCCACGTTGACGACATTGGTTTTACCTACATTGAGCAGAAGCCCATGTATGAAACTGAAGACGGCGAACAATTTGAAACCATGTTTGAAGCATTGGAGCATATGTACGACACGGAAGGCTGTGGATCGTATTTTGAGTACACATATAAGCGTCCAAACGATCAATATGGTACGAGAAGCCGCGCAAATAACTTTGAAAATCTCATAGTAGATGCTTACGCAAACCCGTGGGATTTTGAACTTGTGAGAGGAGAATTAACTCCTGAACAAACGATGTTTCTCTGGAAAGTGGTTGATGCATCGATTGATGATAAACGGACGAAGGCCATCGAGTCGTCCGAAAACACTCAGGTGCAAGCCGGGGGCCGTATCGGGGGTTCCCATGAATAAACTAACAGAGATCAAAGAAGCGTATGAAATTTTAGAAGACGGCGTAGCATTGATTCCAGACTACACAATACTTGCAGCAGCAGCATTGAAAGACGTTAATTACCTACTTTCTCTCCTAGAAGAAAAGGACAAAGCCCTAGCGTTCTACGCAGACGAAGAAAATTACAAGCAAGAGATGGGTTATCATGACTTGGACAATAAATCTGTCTTTTATTTCGAACCACCAGCAGTCATGGATGACAGTGGATTGATCGCCCGTAAAGCCCTTAATACATCCTCTAACAACGAAGGAGAGGTATAGATGAAAAGAAATTTGAACGAATACATGGATGCAAAGCGTAGCGCTTTAATTGATCCATCCTGGGAAGATGTAGACTGCTTGCTGGCTGCTATAGAAGAGGCACGGAAAGAGCTTGACGACTTGGGCAATTCGATTGAAATCAAACGTGTGCTTTTGGAAAAGGCGAATCATGAGGCTATACGTCAAAGGGGCTTCAAGGAATCAACTGAGGCGAGGTTGGCAGAGGCACAACGACAATTAGCAGAAGAAAAGAAATGGCGTGCTGTAGAACATGAAGTTGCTGGTGGATATCACCGTGAGCTGGTTGAGGCACAACAAACCATAGAAGAGGCGGACAAAGCGCTGGACCTATCCATTGAGGAAACGAAGAGGTGGTCAACATTGGCGAACAGCGCAATGGCTGATAACGAACGATTGAGACGCCTACTCGAAGAAAGAGGCGAGGCAGATCCAGAGGAAGGGGAGATACAGCCATGAAATTGACCGCTGAACAAAAAGACGCATTTTACCGGAAGAGACAGATAGAACGGCTGAATTTTGAAAGAGTGGCAGCCAAATTGAATTGTACTCGGGTGCAGATGGTCAGTGCTCAAATGGGAAATAACCTGCCTGACGAGGTGTACAGGGCTGTAACGGACTGGATCGGGGCAGGTGAGCAGCCATGACACAGGTACAGACAATGACCGATAGCGAGCTTAACCGGGCGCTGGCGGAGTTGATGGGTTACACAATATACCATTATGACAAGGACTACGAGGAAAACTGCTATTTTATGCTGATGGATACTGATTTCGATCCGGTAGAACCAGATGATGGACGGAGAAAAACGGAAGAAAGAGCATGGAATGATACCCCTGACTACTGCACTGACCCTGCTGCCTCTCTAGAGGTAGAACAGGCAGCAATAAAAGTATCCACTCGATATGTTGATACGCTTGTTGAGGTCATGAAGCCGGAAAACATGGCATATAGCCGCGCATGTGTCGCAGAATTGCTCACCGCCAGCCCAAGGGAGAGGGCAGAGGCGGCATATATCACGCTTAGTAGTAAGCAGTAGACGCATACGGTTCACCAGGAAGGAGCAGTGCAGATGTGGGAAATCTCTCATAGGGCTGATCCGAAAGCCCGCGAGATAGCAGATAGGCATTATAACCGTCAAAAAATAGGCTCACCGCAGTTTGTTCCGCCTGGGCGTTGCCTTGTACTATACGCCCAGAATGATGCCGGCAAAGCGTTCTGGGTTACATCATATCCATTTGCCGAGTACGTCAAGCACCAATGGGCCGGAGCGTGGATGTGTTCAGCCTTTCGCAATGAAGGAGCTGGCGTAGCTTCAGAAATGATTATTGAGGCCGTAGCAGCTACCCGCGCATACTTTGGTGATCCGCCGCCGCTGGGCATGGTCACATTCATTGACCGGCGTAAGGTAAAGCCTACGATGGTGCGCGGAGTGAAGACCTGGGGTTACACATGGCTGAAATGCGGATTCGAGTATGTAGGAGAGACAAAGGGAGGACTAATAGCGCTACAGCTTAAGCCTGAGCGTATGCCTTTGCCTGCTGAAGCCTACGGTACGCAGTTACAGATGTTTTGAGGCGCATTACGAAGAAATGTTGCACTAGGCCGTAGGCCACCATCCGGCGGAATAAACCCAGGCGTAGCCGGGGGCCGAAACAGATCGGGACAGAGAGGGTATACAGCCCTCCTATCACACTAAGGGAGGAACTAAGCATGGCGTTAATTTTAGATGCTTGCTGCGGAAGCAGAATGTTCTGGTTCGACAAGCAGCAGCCAGACACCATATACATGGACAATCGAGAACTGTCAGACGTTTTGTGTGATGGCCGTACTCTGAATGTTAGCCCGGACATTGTTGCTGACTTTCGCGCAATGCCGTTTGAAGATGAATCATTTTACTTAGTCGTATTCGACCCCCCGCATTTGGTCAAAGCCGGAGATGAATCGTGGTTGGCCAAGAAGTATGGAAAGTTGAATGAAATGTGGCAATTTGATATCAGACAGGGATTTTCCGAGTGTATGCGGGTGTTGAAGCCGAATGGAACACTAATTTTCAAGTGGAATGAGGATCAAGTGTCTCTGAGTGAAGTCCTGAAAGCCATCGGGTACAAGCCACTTTTCGGAAATAAGCGCAGTAAAACGCATTGGTTGGTATTTATGAAATTTGAGGAGGAAGCCCAATGACACAAACATCACAACTAATCTGCGGTAAGTGCGGATGTAAAAAGTGGGCGCATCGACAATTCGGAGTTCTAAAACTTCAGACTTGTGTGAGATGCGGAAATCCAATGCGTAAGAGAGAGGATGGAGAGTGATGACACAAACACCGAGGGACTGGCAAAAGGATATGGAGATGTTTACCGCGGGAGTTGAGCAATCACGTAGGTTGGGATTCGCAGCAACAATAGAGTCAAGTCCTTATCAAGTTGCGATTCACTGGCTCCAAGAAGCCAAGGTATACAAAAAATCCTACAAAGGCACGTTAACGGCTTACACAGCCGAGAAAGCCCGTGCAGAGGCAGCAGAGGCCCGGGAACAACGGCTGAAAGAGGAAATAGAAAAATGCTTAGTAGCAGGAAATTCGCTTGCAAGTGTAGTTGTAGGTTACGACCTACCAGATGGGTATGTAAATTGGTCATATGAGCAAGCTAGTGCATTCTTTTATGCAACGTATACAGCAGACGTGGCCTATGAGAGATATGAGGTGTGGCTTGCGTGGAGAGCAATCAAGGACGTAGATAGCACCCTTTACCCAGATACCCCAGCACAACCAGCACCAGAGGTTACAGCAAGACCAATAGACGAATGGCATGAAGATTACGGCGATGTACTCTGGTGGACGTTCCCGATCCAGGAGCCGCCGTACTGCGGAAGCCCATTAGATATTGACTGGCCGGACTATCACACTCACTGGACACCGCTCGTGCTTCC